CTATGTTTTTCTTTCTCCTATCCTGTCTGGCGCTGTAATGCTACGCTGTGCTGCTTTATTCAACTCTCGGTAAGTTGTATCTGGAGAAAGGGAAATTTTATAATCGTTTTTTAACAGATCATTAATAACTTTTTCTGCGTGAAAAGTTGATATAATTTCTCTGTCTTTTAATCCTTGAGGGTAAACTCCACAAGAATTAATAATATTTGTTATACAGTTTAGATATTCTAATGTATTTAATTTGGAATTTAGATCCCCGTCAGTAATGTTCCATGATAACAATGTGGGGTTGTCGATAGGTAAATTTCTGGGTCCTGGTTTTATAGAAAACATAATAAAGTTCCTCTAATGGTAGAGTAATATGATGTATACGGAAACATAAAAATGTTTAATTGTTGTGAAAGTAATTGCAAACAGATGTCCTACTTTTATCCAATATTTATATGGAAAAGGATAATGCTTAAATCTGTTTTATTAATTATCGATGTGGTCTGGAGAGGCAACTGTCAAAAATCGCTCATACGAAACTAATGATTAGCAGAATAAGATCTATGAAAGAATATATTGCTATACGAAGTTTATTTTTATGGAGTGAAAAGTAACAGATATCATAATGATGCGAAAACTCTTCAGCTAATGTAATAAAGTTATATTATTAGATACAAAATCATTACAAAGTATCATTGAATCGATGATAACTATAGATAGTGCTAATTATTAACATTTGCTTGTTGACTGCGAGTATCGACTTTGCGAATGGAGGCGGTGTCGGGTTTTATGTCGCGTGTAATCACGACCCAAGGTGAATGGGAACGCATAAAAATCTGTTATTTACATCATATGATCATCATGTTTATTGCGTGGTTTATAAGTATTGTTATTGCACACTCAAGGCCCTTTAGCTCAGTGGTTAGAGCAGGCGACTCATAATCGCTTGGTCGCTGGTTCAAGTCCAGCAAGGGCCACCAAATCATTATTTACGTATCAGGAAGAGTTAAGGGTACAAGGGGTACTCGATGGCGGTCTATATTTCATGACTAACGCCATTTCAAGGAAGAAGTGCGGTGGGTGGTTTCGAATGAGGGCTGGTGTTTTGGTACGTGGCACGCCACTGCAATGTATTTATCCATCAGTACTCATTCAAAAGTACCTGGAAAAAATGCCTGCTATGCCAAGCGGGCAAATTGCTTACATGTGGAATTAAGTAATTAACGATAAAGCCAGAGTATTATCATTTATTATACCCCTTCATTTAATCAGGTTAATTACTCAAATCACTGAACTATTCTCTGTTCGCTCACTGATGATAAGTGAGTACCACAACCAATGTATGTAGAACAATGCCGTAGAGTAAGGATGAAATGTCTCTGCCACGCCTTAAACATCTACTACTGACCAGAACACCCGCCGCAGGCAGATGAGTTTTGTGAGCGTTACAGGAGCGTGGCTATGCTCATTAACCAACGCTATTGAGATATAAATTTCTAACACTTGAAAAACGATTTTCACTAATAAATTATAACGGTTTTTTTTATCATACAGCGAAATAACCTTTTGTTTATTAAATTTAACATTCCTGTGCTAATTTAATTAAAAGTTCCATGCGTAGCAAGTGAAGCAGTTAATGTCAGTAATTGTCTCAAATGAGCGTTTTTTTATAGTGACAAACAGTAATAACATTAAAAATAGCCATGTAGACGTTAATTGAGGAATAGACAATGTTAGTTAGTAAAAGCAACGGATTTAACGCTAGCGCAGTTTTGGGTAGTGGAAGTTATAATGAAAATAAATCTTCTAAACACATGGAGCTACTAGCTCATAGTATTTTAAAATTAATTTGTAAGGAAGCTGCATCAGAGACGTATCGCGGTGCTCTTGAAACTTTACAAAAAATGATGTCTGAATGTATATATCAAGAAGGCAACGCCTTTGTCATTATGGGAGCTGGAGAACAATTAAAACGTATTAAATATGAAGTTGGTGAAAATAACTTAAAGGTATTCAACGTACACTTTAATAATAATCACGAGTTAGTTAGTTCTGGTGAGCCTGACGTAATATGTTTAAGCAAGCAGGTCTGGGAAAATCTTCTCATTAAACTAAAGCTGGAAAACAATGAAAATGTGTTTTCTGAAACTAAAAAATTATCGAATAAAAATAATGCCGATCAGTTTTTTGAATGCGCTAAAAGAAATGAATAGAACCTTTTCGATAATATAAGAAAAAGTGATTTTCATGTTGGTTTACTTAAGCCAAGTAGTACGCGTAGTGTTATTTTAGAAACGCCGCCAAATGTCTGTATGGAATCACGTAATTCATATGAAAACAAAATAGATGAGATTTCATCTTTGTCAGAGTCAAAGGAACACCCCATAGATATTCAAGAAAAAAAAGATGCGTTTGTGAATGAGTTCAAGGGGGTATTATTTGATAAAAATACAAGGTCTTCAGAGCTTCTGTTTAATTTTTATGAGTGTTGCTATAAGTTTTTACCAAGAGCTCAGCCTCAAGATAAAATCGATAGCTATAATTCAGCACTGCAAGCTTTTTCCATTTTTTGTTCATCTACGTTGACACATAATAATATAGGCTTTGATTTCAAATTATTTCCTGAAGTCAAGCTGTCTGGAGAACATCTTGAAACGGTATTCAAATACAAAAATGGCGATGATGTCCGGGAGATAGCCAAAATTAACATTACTCTCCAAAAAGAAGAGGGTGGTTTATATAATTTACGTGGATTGGATTTTAAGGGGTGCTTCTTTTCTGGACAGAACTTCAGTAACTATGATATTCAATATGTGAACTGGGGAACGTCATTGTTTGATGTTGATACTCCGTGTATTTTTAATGCGCCTGCTTACAACAAGAGTAATGAAAAATCATTAAAACCTGTGAGCGAAAACGGTTTAAGTGGAGTATTGACTGATCGTAATAATAAAATAAAACTCATCACGGGCGTGGCACCATTCGATGATATTTTATTTATGGATGATGACTTTGATGATAGTTCCTCTGAGGATGATCCCGTTGAGAATAGTCCTGTTGTGACTAGTCCCGTTGTATCAAGTTCTAAAAGCAGTTTTCAATGATTAATAAATGGCAATTTTTACAAAGAGATAATAACGTAGATTGAAACAATATGTATTATTGATTGAGTAAACGGGATTATTCTTCACACTACATCCATTTTAGTGTCACTACCAAAGAAAAAGGGGCTACGTTTTCATGTAACCCCTTGATTTATTTGGTGGGCTGGCAGTGACTGAATTGGTGCTGTAATTGGTTGAAATATTTCATCTAATGTCTGGTTCAACTTTCCTTAGCTGCCTGAAAGTTTTTTGATCTTACCCAGCAATAACAGCGTTACGGTGCACCACGCCTGACTGAAGAACTGCGTGCTCAGGGTTACCACTTCAACGTAAAACCGTGGCAGGAGGTCCGGACTGAAAAAACTGGTCAGGACATCATCGGCAGGGAACGCACTGCTAGTCTGTAAACTGAACCGATTGGGGCGCAGTATGTGGCATCTTGTCGTGCTGTTGGAGGAGCTGTGCGAACGTGGTATTAACTTTCGTGCTCTGGCCCAATCTATATTTGCCCAACAATGGGGGGACGAATGCTGTAAAAGTAAAACAATCTGCGATCTCAAAGTTATTGTGTGATTTTTATGTGAGCAGAAGATATTCATCAGAAACGATTATGTAAATCATTTTATTTTGCCAACGGCCTCATTGTCGAAAGAAAAGAATACGCCCGTATTTCCTGAATGGATTGACTTTTTTATCCAACCACACTTCAGCGCACTGCGTTTAAAAAATGCCTCATTCTTATGCGGAATATCATCATTTCATCATGATGTCTTTGATGAGCGGTGAACACAATACACTTGCGCTGTCTCTTCAGGATGAATCCCCTGGTCTGGTGCCTGTGGGCTGATGTTGCAGCAAAGCTAAGGTCGCTTAAACGCTACTCAGTATTCACTTTTCAGAGGATGAAATTTATGAACAGGACCAGTCCCTATTATTGTCGCCGCTCAGTACTTTCCTTATTGATATCTGCCTTGATATATGCCCCGCCCGGGATGGCTGCCTTCACTACTAATGTTATTGGTGTGGTAAACGATGAGACTGTAGATGGCAACCAAAAAGTGGATGAACGAGGTACAACAAATAACACTCATATTATCAACCATGGCCAGCAGAATGTTCATGGCGGGGTATCTAATGGAAGTCTTATTGAATCTGGTGGATATCAAGATATAGGAAGTCATAACAATTTTGTGGGGCAGGCTAATAATACAACCATTAACGGTGGCAGACAGTCAATTCATGACGGGGGTATTTCCACAGGTACGACAATCGAGAGTGGCAATCAGGACGTTTATAAAGGGGGTATCAGCAATGGAACGACAATTAAGGGCGGTGCTTCACGCGTAGAGGGAGGGAGTGCGAATGGAATACTCATTGATGGTGGTAGCCAGATAGTAAAAGTTCAAGGGCATGCTGATGGTACAACGATAAATAAGTCTGGCTCTCAGGACGTAGTACAAGGAAGTCTGGCAACGAACACAACCATAAATGGTGGTCGACAGTATGTTGAACAGAGCACAGTAGAAACAACAACCATTAAAAATGGCGGTGAGCAAAGAGTATATGAGAGCCGTGCGCTGGACACGACGATTGAAGGCGGAACTCAGTCTCTGAATAGTAAGTCAACGGCAAAAAATACGCATATCTATTCTGGTGGCACGCAAATTGTTGATAACACCAGCACCTCGGATGTTATTGAAGTTTATTCTGGTGGCGTGCTTGATGTTAGTGGTGGTACGGCAACAAATGTTACCCAGCACGATGGTGCAATTTTAAAAACTAACACTAACGGTACGACGGTGAGCGGTACGAATAGTGAAGGTGCATTCTCCATCCACAATCACGTGGCAGACAATGTGTTGCTGGAAAACGGTGGTCATTTAGACATAAACGCATATGGTTCGGCAAACAAGACGATTATTAAAGATAAAGGAACAATGTCAGTTTTAACCAATGCTAAAGCTGATGCGACCCGAATAGATAATGGCGGGGTTATGGATGTTGCAGGAAACGCGACAAATACCATAATTAATGGTGGCACACAGAATATTAATAATTATGGCATAGCCACAGGCACCAATATCAACAGCGGAACGCAAAATATCAAAAGCGGCGGGAAAGCTGACACAACAATTATATCCTCCGGGAGCCGGCAGGTTGTTGAGAAAGATGGTACGGCAATTGGCAGCAATATTAGCGCCGGAGGCTCGCTGATTGTCTATACCGGCGGTATTGCACATGGGGTTAACCAGGAGACGGGCAGTGCTTTAGTTGCCAACACGGGTGCAGGGACTGATATCGAAGGATACAACAAGCTCTCTCACTTCACTATTACCGGAGGGGAGGCTAATTATGTTGTGCTGGAAAATACCGGCGAACTGACGGTAGTGGCTAAAACCTCGGCGAAAAATACTACCATTGATACTGGCGGTAAGCTGATTGTCCAGAAGGAGGCTAAAACAGATAGCACCAGACTTAATAATGGCGGCGTTCTGGAGGTTCAGGACGGTGGTGAGGCTAAGCATGTTGAGCAACAATCCGGCGGCGCATTAATTGCTTCCACGACCTCCGGAACACTTATCGAAGGAACCAACAGTTATGGTGATGCTTTCTACATCAGGAATTCAGAAGCTAAAAATGTAGTGCTGGAAAACGCTGGCTCATTAACAGTCGTCACTGGTTCCCGCGCAGTTGACACGATTATTAATGCCAACGGCAAAATGGATGTTTATGGAAAAGATGTTGGCACTGTACTCAATAGTGCTGGCACCCAAACAATATATGCCAGTGCCACTTCTGATAAAGCAAATATCAAAGGTGGCAAGCAAACGGTATATGGTTTAGCCACTGAAGCAAATATCGAAAGTGGTGAACAAATTGTTGATGGTGGGTCAACAGAGAAAACACACATCAATGGTGGCACGCAAACCGTTCAGAATTATGGTAAGGCAATCAATACCGATATCGTCTCTGGCCTACAACAAATTATGGCAAACGGGACAGCGGAAGGTTCCATTATTAATGGGGGTTCACAGGTAGTTAATGAGGGCGGTCTGGCTGAAAACTCGGTGCTTAATGACGGCGGCACACTCGATGTGCGGGAGAAAGGCAGCGCAACGGGGATACAGCAGAGTAGCCAGGGCGCTTTGGTTGCAACCACCAGGGCGACGCGGGTCACAGGAACACGCGCGGATGGCGTCGCGTTCAGCATCGAGTAGGGTGCGGCGAACAATATCCTGCTGGCAAATGGCGGCGTGTTAACCGTGGAGTCAGACACCTCTTCTGACAAAACACAGGTCAATATGGGCGGACGGGAGATCGTCAAAACAAAAGCCACTGCGACAGGCACGACGCTCACCGGCGGTGAACAAATTGTCGAGGGTGTGGCGAATGAGACAACAATTAACGACGGCGGAATACAAACAGTTTCAGCTAACGGAGAGGCAATAAAAACAAAGATCAATGAAGGCGGTACGCTGACAGTCAACGATAATGGCAAAGCGACAGATATCGTCCAGAACAGCGGTGCCGCTCTCCAGACGAGCACGGCTAACGGTATTGAAATCAGCGGTACTCACCAGTACGGTACTTTTTCCATTTCCGGCAATTTAGCGACCAATATGTTGCTGGAAAATGGCGGTAATTTATTGGTATTAGCAGGTACCGAAGCTCGCGACTCCACGGTTGGCAAGGGTGGGGCAATGCAAAACCTGGGTCAGGACTCCGCCACAAAGGTTAACTCTGGCGGGCAATATACCCTTGGGCGGTCAAAAGATGAGTTTCAGGCTCTGGCCCGGGCAGAAGATCTCCAGGTCGCTGGCGGTACGGCAATCGTCTACGCAGGTACGCTGGCGGATGCATCGGTCAGTGGCGCGACAGGAAGCCTGTCGTTAATGACGCCACGGGATAATGTTACGCCAGTTAAACTCGAAGGGGCGGTCCGGATTACCGATAGCGCGACATTGACTCTGGGAAATGGCGTCGATACCACGCTTGCCGACCTGACGGCTGCCAGCCGGGGCAGTGTCTGGCTTAACAGCAATAATTCCTGTGCAGGTACCAGCAACTGCGAATATAGAGTAAACAGTTTGCTACTCAACGACGGTGATGTTTATTTGTCAGCACAAACAGCAGCGCCTGCCACAACTAACGGTATCTACAATACGCTGACAACCAATGAACTTTCCGGTAGCGGTAATTTCTACCTGCATACCAACGTTGCAGGCTCCCGGGGCGATCAACTGGTCGTCAACAACAACGCCACTGGTAATTTTAAAATCTTTGTTCAGGATACCGGCGTCAGCCCACAGTCTGACGACGCGATGACGCTGGTGAAAACAGGGGGAGGGGATGCTTCGTTTACGCTGGGCAATACCGGCGGTTTCGTTGATCTTGGGACCTATGAGTATGTCCTGAAAAGTGACGGCAACAGCAACTGGAACCTGACCAATGATGTCAAACCCAACCCGGACCCCATCCCAAATCCAAAGCCAGACCCAAAACCCGATCCAAAGCCAGACCCAAATCCAAAACCAGACCCTACTCCCGATCCAACGCCGACACCCGTTCCGGAGAAACGCATTACGCCTTCTACGGCAGCCGTACTCAATATGGCAGCAACATTACCGTTGGTATTTGATGCTGAGCTAAACAGTATTCGCGAGCGGTTGAACATAATGAAAGCGAGTCCACACAACAATAATGTCTGGGGGGCGACGTATAACACCCGTAATAATGTCACCACCGATGCGGGTGCCGGGTTTGAGCAGACGCTGACCGGAATGACAGTGGGGATCGACAGCCGTAATGATATTCCTGAAGGAATTACCACGCTAGGCGCTTTTATGGGCTATTCCCATTCACATATCGGTTTTGATCGCGGAGGACATGGCAGTGTGGGCAGTTATTCTCTGGGCGGCTATGCCAGTTGGGAACATGAAAGTGGTTTCTATCTGGACGGTGTCGTGAAGCTGAACCGTTTTAAAAGTAACGTAGCAGGTAAAATGAGCAGCGGTGGAGCCGCCAATGGCAGTTACCACAGCAACGGGCTGGGCGGTCACATTGAAACCGGGATGCGATTTACCGATGGTAACTGGAACCTGACGCCGTATGCATCGTTAACGGGGTTCACCGCTGATAACCCCGAATATCATTTATCCAATGGCATGAAATCGAAATCAGTCGATACCCGCAGTATATATCGTGAACTGGGCGCAACGCTGAGTTACAACATGCGTCTGGGGAACGGTATGGAAGTTGAGCCGTGGCTGAAGGCGGCTGTGCGCAAAGAATTTGTCGATGATAACCGGGTGAAAGTGAATAGTGACGGTAATTTCGTCAATTATTTGTCGGGCAGACGTGGAATATACCAGGCAGGTATTAAAGCCTCATTCAGCAGTACGTTAAGCGGGCATCTTGGGGTGGGGTATAGCCATAGTGCCGGTGTGGAATCCCCGTGGAACGCGGTAGCTGGTGTGAACTGGTCGTTCTGACCATCAACGAAAAAGCCCACATCTGTGGGCTTTCATGTTACCAGGAGCCGCGGCTCCTTTGCGTATCCTTTTATGTCTCCTCACCGTCTGGTCGGTGTTTTGCTGAGACTTCTAACTTCCTGTTTTTGTTGGTGTTGTCCTTACACCGTCCAATCATGATTGGTGGAGCTGGCGGGAGTTGAACCCGCGTCCGAAATTCCTACATACCATTTTCACTATAGCAAAAACATTAACTTGCGTTTAAAATCATCAAGTTAGTATTATCTTGTGTTTGTCCGTTTTACTCATTTTTAATGCTCTGTCGCCAATCTGTCGCCATTGTAGGTCAACGAAGGTTGAGCCTTCCCTTTGTTTGTTACAATTTCATCAAAGATAGCTGGATTATTATCTTTCAGTAATCTTGCTAGTATAATGATTTGCCCAGACGAGCCATCATCCTTGAATGAAAGGAAATTATCGGTAATATCAAGAATATCAATGGTAAATTTGAAGTAGGTTTCAATTGTATCGCCAAGTTCAATGCTGGACATGAAGTTAGTAATCATTTCATATCCATCAAAGTATAAAGTTGCATGTTCATTTAACTCCATGGGAGTTAGGCAAAGCATTCGATTAAGTTCGGATAAGTGTTTTTCTATTGAATGAAGAGATTGCATTTGACGGATTAAAACTTCGTCAAACTGAGAGCCACGATTAGATGAATGTATCTTCTCTAGGTTTTTTAGTATATCAACCCAGTGATTATTTACTTCACGTATGTATTCTTTATCTGTATTTTTAGGCCGTCCCTTCTCTGGTGAGCTATTTATGAAAATATATCTATATAGATGTATTGGGTAGTTAATTTTATAACTTATCTCTTTAGTACCATAATGACGTTCGCGTTTAATGGTTTTGTTAGGTAAATTGGTGAAATAATCAGTAACGAACTTTAGATGGCTATAGTAGCTATCAGATAGATTCTTTTGCTTGGTTTCCTCAATTTGTCGGTTTGTTTGAACTGTGCGGTGTATGTTTGCTACGACAGCAACAAATGGTATGGACAAAGAAAGTAAGGCGATAGGAAGCTTGCTAATTGCAATGAAATTATTAAAGCCCTCACTATCAAATTGAGGGGAATGTCCAAGCCAGGAAAATATACCAAAGTATATCGCTGAAAACACAGGAATCCTAAGTGATTGTTTAAATAAGTATTGACTTGTTAATGGCCTTTCATCCATGTTAAAGCCTTTTTTTGATACGCATAGATATAATTCAAGGCATATATATATAAAATATATTATGATAAGTAAGTACGATATCCATGGGTATTGTTGGATATAGTTATTAACAAGCACTTTCTAATTTTCTCCATCCAAGGTTAGCAAGAGGATTTTTGGTTACAGCATCTTCCAGATGGTCGGGAGCGAAGTGGGCGTAAATCATTGTCATTTTTATATCGACATGGCCCAGAATATCGCGCAGCACCAGTATGTTTCCGCCATTCATCATAAAGTGACTTGCAAATGTATGTCGTAATACGTGTGTGCATTGCCCTTCTGGTTGCTCGATACCAGCTCGTTTTACCGCACGTTCAAAAGCTTTCCTACAAGGTGTAAATAATTTTCCCCTATTCTTAGGCAGTTCTTCATATAAATCCTTTGAAATAGGCACTGTTCGGTTTTTCTTTCCTTTAGTCTTGGTATAAGTGATACGGTATTTTGATACCTGATGACTCTGTAGGTTTTCGGCTTCGCTCCAGCGTGCGCCGGTGGCCAAGCATATTTTTGCAATCATCAGCAGACTGGGGCTTTGAGAATCAGCACAGGCATCCAGCAGACGTTTAATTTCTTCCGGGGTCAGGAACGCCAATTCACCCTCAGCAATTTTAAATGTTGGCAGCCCAGCAAGCGGGTTGGGGGCTGACCAGTGGCCCAGCTTTTTCAGTGTACCAAAAACAGATGATAGGTTGCGCTGTTCAAGATTTACCGTGCGGGGCTTAACGGGCGACATAAGCGTGCCATCTTCATTTCGTACTTCACCTTTTAACCGTGCTTCGCGGTATTTCGTAAACTCACCAGCTGTCAGTTCTGAGGCGATGGGATCGCCTAGACCATTACAGATAATTCTAAGTTTCGCCATGAGGCGCTTGGGGTCTGCGAGTGTTTGACCATACAGGGAATACCACAGCTCAATTAATTCTGATAGATGTCGCCGATCTTCCTTTTCCCCTAGCCATGGTTTTTTGTTCACTTCTTCCATTGTGAAGCTTTCAAACGCAATGGCTTCGCCTTTGGTAGCAAATTGCTTACGCACGCGCTTACCATTGCGTCCATTGGGATAGCACTCACACAACCATTTTCCGTTCGGCTGTTTTCTGATGGTCATAAGTTAGAGGTTCTTGATTACTTTGACTGCACGTCCTACGACTTCCACATCATCTACAGAACATTCAAATGAAGTGTCATCTTGGTTAACTACTATTTTGTTTCCGGGTATGCGCGCAATTTTGACGATGCTTTTAACTCCGTCCATATCGACTAACCAGAAGCCATTACTGACTTGTTTAACAGACGTATCCACTACAAAGCTATCATTAGCTGTTTTAACAAATAAAGCGTTGGATGAGTCACCATCGAGCAGGCTGCTATCAAGAAGAATTTCATCACTTGGCTGCAGTTCGCCGTTCTTCAGTTCAACACGTTTGATGCTAGGAGCAACGATCTTAGAAAGTGGTCTTACAGTGACTGGAGGTTCATTTTTGAGATTTGTTTCTTCGTTCTCACACGCATACATATCTCCTTGACCAGTAGCCAGCCATAGAAGGGAAGCTCCTGTTTCAAGGGCACATTGGATTACCCATTCGGCAGGAAAGCTATCCCTTAAGTATCTGTTAGCCATAGTGCTTTTTGATACTTCCAGATGTTCGCAGAGCTGCTGTCGTGAGCTGAAGTTGTAAGCCTTAATAAGCCTATTAATCGCATCGCGCCCACCACTATCATTCCCCGCCTTGATTAAACTCATAATCAAACCTCTTGACGTATATAAAAAGTGATCCTAATATCCATTCATGGTTTGAAAAGCAAAACCAAACCACATAAAACAAGATAAAACGAAACCAAACTAAGAGATACTGCACTATGAGTACTGATATTTCAATTCGTGTACCAAAAGAGATGGCAACGCCTGCTGAGTTCGCGGAATGGGAAGGTATCTCCCGCGGCTCCGTGTATCAAAAAATTCACCATGGTCAGCTTGCTAAATACATGGTCAAGAAAGAAAAAAACAAAGGCCGCGTAAGCCTGCGTTATTTAATGTACAAAACCGATCAGGTCCGTGAATCCCTCGGTCATTCCAACTTCCGCGTCATTGTTGGTAAGTAAGTTCAATTATGAGAACTTTCTAAGGGGGTAGCATGTTTGATTATAAGATTTCCAAACACCCGCATTTTGATGAAGCCTGTAGAGCTTTTGCACTTCGTCACAATATGGCGAAGCTGGCAGAACGTGCAGGAATGAATGTCCAGACTCTGCGAAACAAACTCAACCCAGATCAACCGCATCAGCTCAATGCGCCAGAAATCTGGCTGCTTACCGATCTGACTGAAGATTCAACGCTGATAGATGGTTTTCTGGCACAGATTCACTGCCTGCCATGTGTACCGATTAATGAGGTAGCAAAAGAGAAACTGCCGCATTACGTCATGAGCGCAACTGCAGAGATCGGGCGTGTTGCAGCAGGTGCGGTATCTGGTGATGTAAAAACTAGTGCCGGTCGTCGTGATGCTATCAGCAGCATTAACTCTGTAACACGACTGATGGCGCTGGCTGCTGTTTCATTGCAGGCCCGTTTACAGGCTAATCCTGCGATGGCGAGTGCAGTTGATACCGTGACTGGCCTCGGTGCTTCATTCGGTTTGCTGTGAGGTGCTTATGCTGACGAAAGAACCATCATTTGCATCGCTGCTGGTAAAACAAAGCCCGGCAATGCACTACGGTCACGGCTGGATCACGGGTGAGGATGGAAAACGCTGGCATCCATGTCATTCACAAGATGAATTGCTGTCTGAATTGACCACGAGGAAACGGAGAAAGTCCAAATGTATGCGGCAGAAAGTGAAGTGGTTTATCAGTTTCGTTACAGAGGGGAGAGTTATTCAGTACCTGAAGATGATTTGCTCTGTTGCTATCCGTCATTGTCGGGTGATGGCAGTTACTTTTTCACGTTAAAGGATGGGACGTTTTTACGGGGAGAGCAGGTTAAAGAGACGATACGAAAAAATGTATCTCCTCTTGAGCGTTACCGTAAGAACAAAGAACGATAGCTGCGTTTGGGGGATATGAAGTATGGCAATTAATGGCGCTGCAGCAACTGTTCCATTAAGCCCCGGTGAACGCCTGAATGGACTTAATCATATTGCGGAGTTAAGGGCGAAAGTTTTTGGTCTTAATATTGAGTCAGAGCTTGAGCGGTTTATTAAAGATATGCGTGATCCACGGGATATTAATAGCGAACAAAATAAACGGGCACTGGCTGCCATATTCTTTATGGCAAAAATTCCAGCTGAACGTCATAGCATCAGCATTAATGAGCTGACCACTGACGAAAAGCGGGAGTTGATTAAAGCAATGAATCATTTTCGTGCAGTGGTGAGCTTATTTCCCAGACGGCTAACCATGCCGAATTAACCAACTAATGAAATTAATGGCGTAAACCCGCCGGGCATCCCTTTATCTAAATTCAGGAGAATTGATTATGCGTAATATTGAAACCCTCACGACTAAAACCGGACCGGATGACGCAGGGCTTAATATTTTACTGACAGAGGCTCGTCTGGAAGAACGCCGGGCAAGGGCTGAAGCAATGGCTGCCCGCCTTGATAGTCTTGCGTGTCATATCACATCCCGCCAGCTAAACCACGTCGAAGCGGCAGAACTGCTGCGTGTGACCGCTGAAGCAATCCAGAACGAAGCGCAGGAGATCCACTAATGGCTGATGCAATGGATCTCGTACAGCAGCGCGTTGAAGAAGAACGCCAGCGCCATATCCGTGCTGCCCGTGCCAAAACACCGGGCGTGTCACGCGTACTTTGCATTGAATGTGAAGCGCCAATTCCGCCAGCACGACGCCGCGCCATTCCGGGAGTACAGCTTTGCATTACCTGTCAGGAAATCGCAGAGCTGAAAGGCAAACATTACAACGGAGGTGCTGTATGAGCACCATCCTGAAATGGGCGGGAAATAAAACCGCCATTATGCCAGAACTGAAAAAACACCTTCCTGCTGGCCCGCGACTGGTTGAACCTTTCGCGGGTTCCTGTGCAGTGATGATGGAGACGGATTACCCCAGCTATCTGGTTGCGGATATTAATCCTGATTTAATCAACCTCTATAAAAAGGTTGCCGCTGATTGTGAATTGTTTATATCTCGCGCCAGGGTTTTATTTGAGAACGCAAACAGGGAGGTGGCTTATTACAACATAAGGCAGGAGTTTAATTACTCAACTGAAATTACTGATTTCATGAAATCGATATATTTCCTGTATCTCAATCGTCACGGTTACCGTGGGTTATGTCGCTATAACAAGAGCGGGCATTTCAACATTCCCTACGGTAATTATAAAAATCCGTATTTCCCTGAAAAAGAAATTCGCGCATTTGCAGAGAAAGCCCAGCGGGCAACGTTTATCTGCGCCAGCTTTGATGAAACGCTGGCGATGCTGCAGGTGGGGGATGTGGTGTATTGCGATCCGCCTTATGACGGCACGTTTTCCGGTTATCACACTGACGGCTTCACTGAAGATGACCAGTATCATCTGGCATCCGTTCTTGAGCATCGGTCATCAGAAGGACATCCGGTCATTGTTTCTAACAGTGACACATCCCTGATCCGTTCGCTGTATCGCAATTTTACTCACCACTACATCAAGGCAAAACGCAGCATCGGCGTAGTAGCTGGTGAGAGTAAATCTGCAACAGAAATCATTGCCACCAAATCAGCTGGGTGGTTTGGTGTCGATTTTGCCAGCGGCTCTGACCGTACCGTTGAGGTACGCGCATGAATGCTATCGATCCGCGTTGCTTTGCCTCAAGCACCATTAACGTCATCACTACTTCTGGTGGCAAAGATAGTCTCGCTCAATGGCTAAGAGCCATTGAAAACGATATTCCGCATATTTCTGTATTTGCCGATACGGGTCATGAACATCCACAGACAATAGAATATCTGGATTATCTGGAATCAAAGCTGGGCAAGATTATTCGCGTCAAAGCGGATTTCACACCCCAGATAGAAGGGAAACGTAAATTCATTGCGGAAAAGTGGCCCATTTCTCTCGTTGAGGAATGTGGTATGTCGACAGATGAGGCTGAGGAACGTATTTACCGGGCACTGGAAATCCTTAAACCAACCGGCGTTCCGTTTCTTGATTTATGCATGTGGAAAGGTCGCTTCCCTTCAACAAAAGCTCGTTTTTGCACTTTTGAACTGAAACATGAACCAATACGTACACAGGTAATCGATCCGGCTCTGGATGAATACGATGAGGTAATCAGCTGGCAAGGAGTCCGGGGGCAGGAATCACCGGAACGTGCATTGTTGCCTGAGTGGGAGGACGATGCAGACAATACTCTGGGCCTGCATGTTTATCGTCCGATCCTTAATTGGCTGCATGAGGATGTGTTTGCTATTGCCAAACGTCATGGCATTAAGCCTAACCCCCTTTATATGCAGGGATGCAGCCGTGTCGGTTGTATGCCATGTATTCATGCTCGCAAGTCAGAACTTGCCGAGATTTTCCAACGCTGGCCGGAAGAAATCCGCCGAGTGGCTGAGTGGGAAAGACTGGTTGCGGAATGTTCAAGACATGGCAATTCAACGTTCTTTCCATCCACGCATGATCCGCGCCGTGCTGAGAAACGGATCGAAGTCATAACTGTTGATGCTTATGGCATTGAAACTTATCGGGACTGGGCCTTAACGACTCGGGGCGGTATGCAGTTTGACCTGCTGGCAGGCATGAATGATAAAGCGGTGTGCAGCAGTGTATATGCAGGAGTCTGTGAGTGACAGAGATCAGCACAGGCCGTCTTGCCGATCCATTTGTCAGTGTAACTTCCGGTAGCATTGAGAATTCTGCCGGGATTTATTCGTGGAATTTACCTAAGAAAGCCATTAACCCTTATCTGGACCCGGCGGAAGTTGCGCCGGTTTCTGCGCTTTCAAACCTGATCACTCTGTACGCTGCCGATAACGAGCAGGAACAACTGCGCCGCGAGGCACTGAGTGAGCAGGTCTGGGAGCGTTATTTCTTTAATGAATACCGTGATCCTGTCCAGCGCGAAATGGAGCAGGATAAGCTCATTAGCCGGGCAAAGCTGGCGCATGAGCAGCAGCGTTTTAACCCGGACATGGTCATTCTGGCAGACGTCAGCGCCCAGCCCTCCCATATCAGCAAGCCGCTGATGCAACGTATTGAATACTTCAGCAGCCTTGGCAGGCCAAAGGCTTATTCCCGCTATTTGCGTGAGACGATTAAGCCATGTCTGGAACGGCTGGAGCATGTACGCGACAGTCAGCTATCCACTTCTTTTCGCTTTATGGCAAGTCATGAAGGGCTGGACGGCCTGCTGATTCTGCCTGAAATGAGTCAGGATCAGGTGAAACGCCTGTCCACCCTTGTTGCTGCGCATATGAGCATGTGCCTTGATGCAGCTTGTGACGATTTGTATGCCACCGATGACGTTAAGCCAGAAGAAATCCGCAAGACATGGGAAAGGGTGGCGGCGGAAACCCTGCGTCTGGATGTCATCCCACCTGCGTTTGAGCAACTCCGCCGGAAAAGAAACCGCCGTAAACCCGTGCCCTATGAACTCATTCCGGGTTCGCTGGCGCGTATGTTGTGCGCCGACTGGTGGTATCGGAAATTATGGAAGATGCGTTGCGAATGGCGGGAAGAGCAGTTGCGCGCTGTCTGCCTGGTTAGCAAAAAAGCATCTCCTTATGTCAGCTATGAAGCCGTGATGCATAAACGTGAGCAGCGCCGTAAGTCGCTGGAGTTTTTCCGTTCTCATGAACTGGTGAACGAAGACGGCGACACGCTGGACATGGAGGATGTGGTAAACGCCAGCAGCAGCAACCCTGCGCATCGTCGCAATGAGATGATGGCCTGTGTTAAAGGTCTGGAGCTTATCGCGGAAATGCGCGGTGACTGCGCCGTTTTCTACACCATCACCTGTCCGTCACGTTTCCATTCCACGCTAAATAACGGCAGGCCCAACCCAACCTGGACAAATGCGACGGTAAGACAAAGCAGTGATTATCTGGTCGGCATGTTTGCTGCATTTCGTAAGGCGATGCACAAAGCCGGATTGCGGTGGTATGGCGTGCGGGTGGCTGAGCCGCATCATGACGGTACAGTTCACTGGCATCTGTTGTGTTTTATGCGTAAAAAAGACCGCCGCGCCATCACTGCATTACTGCGTAAGTTTGCCATCCGTGAAGACCGCGAGGAGCTGGGCAATAACACTGGGCCGCGCTTTAAGTCTGAGCTGATTAACCCGCGCAAAGGAACGCCGACAAGCTACATAGCGAAATACATCAGTAAGAACATTGACGGGCGTGGTCTGGCTGGCGAGATCAGCAAGGAAACGGGTAAATCTCTGCGTGATAATGCTGAATACGTGAATGCCTGGGCGTCTTTGCATCGTGTTCAGCAATTCCGCTTCTTTGGCATTCCGGGGCGTCAGGCTTACCGTGAACTGCGATTGCTGGCTGGTCAGGCGGCAAGGCAACAGGGGGACAAAAAAGCAGGTGCGCCGGTACTGGATAACCCGCGCCTTGATGCCATCCTGGCTGCTGCTGATGCTGGTTGTTTTGCCACCTACATCATGAAGCAGGGCGGCGTGCTGGTTCCCCGCAAATATCACCTTATCAGAACCGCTTATGAAATCAACGAAGAGCCGACCGCCTATGGCGATCACGGTATTCGTATTTATGGCATCTGGTCACCCATTGCAGAGGGCAAGATCTGCACTCATGCAGTGAAGTGGAAAATGGTTCGTAAGGCCGTTGACGTTCAGGAGGCGGCAGCCGACCAGGGCGCTTGCGCCCCTTGGACTCGTGGCAATAACTGTCCCCTTGCTGAAAATTTGAACCAACAGGAGAAAGATAAATCAGCTGATGGGGACCCCAGAACGGACATTACCAGCATGGATGACAAGGAGTTGCACGATTACCTGCACAGTATGAGCAAAAAAGAGCGCCGGGAACTGGCAGCAAGGTTACGCTTGGTGAAACCGAAACGGCGTAAAGACTACAAACAGCGAATTACAGACCATCAGCGACTGCAGCTCGTGTATGAGCTGAAGTCCAGAGGATTTGATGGCAGCGAGAAAGAGGTCGATTTACTCCTTCGCGGAGGCAGTATTCCGTCAGGAGCAGGCCTGCGTATCTTCTATCGGAACCAGCGTTTGCAGGAAGATGATCAGTGGCGGAACCTGTATTAATTACGCGGGTTAACAATTCGTGCTCTTAATAATACCAGGCATATCAGGCTGATGAACGTAAAAAATCGTTTTACATCAGTAAGATTATTATATACTGTAAATATAAACAGTGGTTATGCATACAGCATTGCGTGTGGTGTCATAGGAGGAAAGATGCAGGACTATTTTTTGGAGTCTTTGAAGCTCCAGCGCATTGATTTTTTTCTTAAGCTTGTAGCGGCTAGTGAGTGTAGTGATGAAGAGAAGGGGCTGGCTCTGCAGTGGGTTTCTGAATTGACTGATGAACTCATGGCAAAAATCAGAACCCACGAATACAACCGCTCAATGGATGTCATCAGCTGAGGTGACTTTTATGCGCATTGAAATAATGATCGATAAAGAGCAGAAGATTAGCCAGTCTACCCTGGACGCCCTTGAATCCGAGCTTTACCGCAATCTGCGCCCCCTGTATCCCAAAACGGTAATTCGCATTCGCAAAGGTAGCTCTAACGGTGTGGAACTAACCGGACTGCAACTGGACGAAGAAAGAAAACAAGTGATGAAAATTATGCAGAAGGTGTGGGAAGACGACAGCTGGCTGCATTAAGAAACGTTGCTGGCGTCTGAACTTGCTTCTGGCGTCAGCAAGGTTGAACAACGAGCCCTTGCGAGGCGTTAGCTCTGTAGTGCATGTCTATGCCGCATGAGATCGCATGATCGTTTGAGGATCGTTTTTGCTAAGGCCCGCCAGAACTGGCGGGCTTTTGCGTAGATCATGCAGGTGCATGAAAACCACTACATAAAGCGGGCAGGCGTGGCGGGGATACGAGCGCGCGTATTTGGTCGTTACTTAGCTTTTTTTTATCAATAGATTAAGCTAACTTAAGTCTTTTTAGGAAAAAATATTTTTTCGTGATGAGGTAGAAAGATGTCTTTTCTTGATATAAAAAAAATGAGTAAAGAGAGGTTTAATGCTTTTGTTGATTGGACCAGAATGCCAAATACTGAACTTTTAGGCTATGAGTTTGAGTGGTACTGTAGTCCGAGAGAGTTCCTGCTAGGGGCACTATTATTGGATCAAATCGATGAAGATTATAGCGGTATTGTTTTAGCAAGAGACTTAAGTGGGAGATATAGATGTATTGACCTATTTACTAGTGTTTCAGAAATGAATTCTGCACGAGCAAAACTAAAGAAATTAATGCGGAAGCATACTAAATTAAACGTAAAAGTATTTCCACAAGGTGATGAAACTTATAAAGCAATGGATTTATTCACACCTATAGTTACACCAGATAAACTTCATCATCATTTTTCATTATTTGGTAAATATGCGAACTGGTCGCCTGCAACAGGGATAATCAAGGAAATGATGAATCATTTTGAGGATGTCGACGGGAATTTTATAGAGCAGTTTCAGACAACAGGTTTTGATGCCCGGCTATGGGAGTTATATCTTTTCGCATATTTACGAGAGGAACACTTTTGGCTAGATAGGCAGTTTAATGCCCCTGATTATGTGGCACGTAAGTATGGTAATACTATTTGCATTGAAGCTGTAACGGTTAATCCAACAGGGAATGATATTAATCAATCATCTGAAATGCTATCTGAACCTAAAAGTAAGGAAGAATTGCTAGAGAAAATAGAGAATTATATGCCGATTAAATTTGGAAGTTCTCTCTATTCTAAACTGAAAAAGAAAACTCGATACTGGGATCTAGAACATGTTAAGGGGAATCCTTTAATTTTCGCAATTGCTGATTTTCATGAACCAAACTCTATGATTTGGTCCCATAGTGCACTTTGGCAGTATCTTTATGGTATTCGCTATGAGCATGTTAAATCTGAAGATGGATGTTACAGTTTAGCAACTAAGAAAATTATATCGCATCAATTTGAGAAAAAGGAAATTCCTTCAGGCTTTTTCTTCTTGGATGAGTCTGAAAATATTTCGGCCGTCCTTAGTTCTAATAGTGGTACTATATCGAAGTTTAATCGGATGGGAAAACTGGCTGGTTTTGGAAGAAGTGACCTTAGATTATTTAGGAGTGGTTACTGCCATGATCATGACCCAGAGGCATTATATCCAGCAGCATTTAGTTTTGAAGTGAAAGAAGGCGATATTACAGAAACATGGGCAGAAGGTTTAAATATGTATCATAATCCTAATGCTAAATATCCTGTAGATCCTGATTTATTTCCTTCAATAGCACATCATTTTCTTGAAAATGGAGAGGTTAAAAGTATAGTGCCTGACTTTCATCCGTATACATCTATTACCATAAATGTCTTAACTCAAAATAATAAAAAACAAAAAATCAGAGTAGATGAGTAATTAATTAGGTTTATTCTTGTTAACCACCTCATAGAGGTGGTTATTAATTAGTCTAGGGATAGTTGATATTCTTTGAATGTAATAATATTATTTTTTAGCCATAAATTTAATTCTTCGAAACGTTTTTGCAAAGGTATTAATTCATTACGAACAAATACCCGACTTGCCTTCTCCACATCCCCAAACCCCCCAACATTATTCGGCAAAATTCCCATCATCTGAGGCGGTACGCGGTGTGCAGCCATCATGTCGTCCCGGCTCACGTTCTTGATGTTCAGAAATTCATCTTTCGCTGCGACTTCTGACAACGGGATGATCTGAAGCCCGTCCTTTTTGCCGTTAGGCGAGTACATAAACAGGTTGCGGAAGTTGCCAGGGCCTTTGGCGCTTTTCATCGCGTTGCGGAGGTTGTTCACATCTTCCTGGTTCTGCGCGGCGTCGGTCATATACATGATGAAGCCTGCATGACTGCCGTTAATGTAATACTTGCGGCGGAACAGCGTGGCAGACTCGTTGAGCAGGGCGGATGGAATAGCAGAAAGATAACCGGGCAGGCCGTAGATCTCCTGGTTGATGTCCGGTTCCATCAGATGAAAGATGCTGCCTTTCGTGAACTGATATGGCTGCGTGGTCATACCGTATTGCACAAACCAGTAGGTATCCAGGTCTAACCCGCGTCGGGTGTATTTTGCCAAGGCAGGTTCAAGGGCGATAACTTCACCGAAGCGGTTCGTGCGTTTCTCCAGGTAGGCGTTACCAAATACCAGATAGTCCTGCACAAAACGCGAAAAAGCCTGCTGGCTGAGCAGCGGGTGAGGGATGTAGGTGCTGGTCAGAATGTTGCACTTTACTGCAATCGGGGAACTATGATGAACGGCAGCGCGGAAGGTGCGCGCCAGTCCGTCAAAGCTGACGGGCGGCTCATACCAGCGGTCCATCTGTACGCATTCCACATAATCCAGCAGTTCTCGGCGGTCCAGAACAGGAACGGGATCGCCGAAGCTGAATGCTTCGGCTGTAGTTTGACTTTTAAGCTGGATCTGTTTCGTCGCCGCAGCGCGGTTCTTCTTACTCTTTCCCATCAAAAAATCTCCACAATATTGCTGGTATTGGCGGATTCGCCCTGCAGCGGTTCGTTAAACAGTGCGTGCATCGTTGCCCAGGCCAGATCGGCGTGGCTGGCTTCTTCGCTGCGGCTGGCTTCATAGGTCGGGCGGTTGCCACTGGCGGTGGTGGCGCGACGGATTGCCATAAAGGACTGCGCTATGTCGGTGTGTCCGGCGTCAAACTCCAGACGGCGGTGGCTGATAATGTCGTAGGCCTTGAGTACCAGGGCGTTTTTAACGTTGGGGTTGTAGACAAACTCCCGGACGGCAGGAAAAAACGCTTTCACGTTCTCGTAAACCCCGTGACCAACGCCGGTTGAGTCGATACCGATATAGGTCACGTTGTACTGTTCGGTCAGTTTTTTGATGGCGTCAGCCTGGGCGCGGAAGTCCATTCCGCGCCACTGGTGACGCTCAAGAATGCGGAACTTACCGCCCGGCACGGCTGGCGGCGCCACCACCACGCATCCGGCGCTGTCGCCGTTCTGCGTACCTTTCGCCGGGTCATATCCGATCCACACTTCGCGCCAGCCAAACGGGCGCAGGGCCAGTGCATGAAAGTCGGTCCAGACTTCCCAACTGTCCACCATGCACGCCTGCAGCTCGCTGAGTGGGAACACAGACGCGAGATCGTCCACGAACTCACACATCAGCAGGTTCTGGTATTCGTCCGGGCTGTACTCCATGCGCAACTGGTCGAGGTCGAACAGGTTACAGCCGCCGCGCACCGCATCTTCCACAGTGACTATCTGGCGGTACTGCCCGTCTGCGCACAGCAGGCCGGGGGCCAGATTGCTGTGGGACAGGTCGATGTCCACCTTATCGGCTTTGTTGCGCCCTCGGTTGAACAGCGCACCGGACCAGAACGGATAAGCACTGTGTGTCAGGCTGGATGGCGTGGAAAAATAGGTTTGTCGCCATTTTTTGTGAATAGCCATACCGGAAGCCACTTTGCGCAGCTCCTGGAATTTCGGTATCCAGAAATATTCATCCAGATACAGGTTGCCGTGGTAACTCTGGGCCGTGCGGGCATTGGTGCCGAGGAAGTACAGCGTGGCCCCGTTAGGAAGCACCATCGGATCGCCTTTCAGCTCCACCTCCACTTCTTTGGCGAAGTCGATGATGTACTGCTTAAAGACGTGGGCCTGAGCCTTGCTGGCGGAAAGGAAAATCTGGTTACGCCCGGTTAGCAGGGCGTCAATCAGGGCTTCACGGGCAAAATAGAAGGTCGCGCCGATCTGGCGTGACTTCAGCAGGTTGCGGATGCGGTTGGTTTTTCCGGCTTCCCACCAGTGGCGCTGGTAGTTGAACATGGAGGAATGGAAGATTTCTTCCAGCTTCTCAATCTGTTCATCGGTGAAAACGTTCTTTTCCGGCTGACGGCGCGGGCCTTTGTTGCGGTTGGCGACGTTAGGGTTTAAGTCGGCTTCGTTGCCGCCATTGTTAAACTTGCCGATCCGCGCATGGCGCTCCGACTGGCGCGCCAGCAGGTCAATCTCTTTGAAATCTTTCCCTTCTTTGTGCTCCTTCATAATGAGCTGGCAGTAGCGTGCGGCGGTGGTGAGCTGCATCTGATCCAGCGGCCCATAGTCACCCCACTTGTCGCGTTTTTTCCAGCTGTGAACGGTTGCAACTTTCTCGCCCAGCATTTCAGCAATGCGGGCTACGCGGTATCCCTGAAAGTACAGCAGCATGGCCTGCCGACGGGGATCGAGATCTGCGGGTGTCAGTGTGGTGTTCATGGCACAAACCTACAGCCTTGAATGAAGGCTTTCCCCGCCTGCGGTTTGTGTGGTTGTCGGTACAAATACCGCGCATTGTTTCACTGCCCCCATCACCGCAACCATAAGGCTCCAGTAAGTTTTTTCTAACGGAGCACGGCTCATGACAGTGAAAGCAAAGCGTTTTCGCATCGGGGTGGAAGGTGCCACCACCGACGGACGCGAAATCCAGCGTGAATGGCTGGAACAGATGGCAGCCAGCTACAACCCGGCGGTGTATACCGCGCTGATTAACCTTGAGCACATCAAGTCTTATCTGCCGGACAGCACCTTTAACCGCTACGGCAAGGTGACGGCGCTGTTTGCTGAAGAAATCACGGAAGGTCCGCTGGCAGGCAAGATGGCGCTGTATGCCGACGTTGAGCCAACGGAGTCCCTGGTGGAACTGGTGAAAAAAGGCCAGAAATTATTCACCTCTATGGAAGTCAGCCCGAAGTTCGCTGATACGGGCAAAGCCTATCTGGTCGGCCTGGCTGCCACTGATGACCCTGCCAGTCTGGGTACGGAAATGCTGACATTCAGCGCCAGTGCAGCCCATAACCCGCTGGCAAACCGCAAGCAGAATCCTGCCAATCTCTTTACCGCTGCAGAGGAAACGGTGATCGAACTGGAAGAAATCCAGGACGACAAACCGTCCCTGTTTGCCCGCGTCACGGCGCTGTTTACCAAAAAAGAGCAGTCCGATGACGCCCGGTTCTCTGATGTGCATAAGGCCGTGGAGCTGGTCGCCACTGAGCAGCAGAACCTGAGCGCACGCACCGAAAAATCCCTGTCTGAGCAGGAAGAACGCCTGTCTGAGCTGGAGACTGCCCTGCAGGCACAGCAAACCGCCTTTAACGAACTGGTGGACAAGCTGAGTCATGAAGACAGTCGCCAGGACTACCGCCAGCGTGCAACAGGCGGTAACGCCCCCGCTGACACTCTGACCAATTGCTGATGGAGCACAAAACCCGATGAAGAAGAATACCCGCTTTGCTTTTAACGCTTACCTGCAGCAGCTGGCGCGTCTGAACGGTGTGGCAGTTGAAGAACTGTCCAGCAAGTTCACCGTGGAGCCGTCTGTGCAGCAGACGCTGGAAGACCAGATCCAGCAGTCCGCCGCTTTCCTGACGCTGATTAACGTCACGCCAGTGACTGAGCAGTCCGGTCAGCTGCTGGGGCTGGGAGTTGGCAGCACCATTGCCGGAACCACTGACACCACCGCGAAAGAGCGTGAACCTGTCGATCCGACGCTGATGGTCGATGTGGAATATAAATGCGAGCAGACCAACTTTGACACGGTGCTGACCTACGCGAAGCTGGACCTGTGGGCGAAGTTTCAGGATTTCCAGGTGCGCATCCGTGACGCCATCGTGAAACGTCAGGCTCTGGACCGCATCATGATCGGCTTTAACGGCGTGAAGCGTGCGAAAACCTCCAACCGTAGCGAAAACCCGCTGCTGCAGGATGTGAACAAAGGCTGGCTGCAGAAAATCCGTGAAGATGCACCGGATCACGTCATGGGCAGCACCACCACGGGCGGTGAAACCACACCGGGTGCGGTGAAAGTCGGGAAAGGTGGCGAATATGCCAACCTGGACGCCGTGGTGATGGATGCCGTCAATGAGCTTATCGATGTGGTCTACCAGGACGATGACGATCTGGTGGTGATTTGCGGTCGTGAACTGCTGTCTGACAAGTATTTCCCGCTGGTCAACAAAGAGCAGGAAAACAGTGAAAAACTGGCTGCCGATATGATCATCAGTCAGAAACGCATGGGTGGCCTGCAGGCCGTGCGTGCGCCGTTCTTCCCGCCGAATGCACTGCTGATCACCCGTCTGGATAACCTGTCCATCTACTGGCAGGAAGACACCCGCCGCCGCTCAGTTATCGACAACCCGAAACGTGACCGGATTGAAAACTTTGAATCCGTTAACGAAGCCTATGTGGTTGAGGACTACCGCTGCGCCGCACTGGTGGAAAACATCCAGATTGGCGACTTCAGCGCCGCAGCAGCAGAAACCGGAGCGTAATTCATGAGCCTGAGTCCCGCACGGCAGCATCGCCTGCGCGTTCAGGCTGAACAGGCCGCCCGCGAGGGCGGCAGCGTTCGCCACGCGTCGGGCTATGACCTGATGCTGCTGCAACTGGCGGAAGACCGCCGCCGTCTCAAGGGCGTTCAGTCCACGGTCAAAAAAGCGGAAATCAAGGTGGAGCTGCTGCCGAAGTACGCCGCCTGGGCGGAGGGTGTCCTGGCTGCCGGAGGCGCTCAACAGGATGACGTGCTGATGTACGTGATGCTGTGGCGCATTGATGCCGGAGATTATGCCGGGGCGCTGGAGATCGGGCGTCACGCCCTGCGTCATGGCTGGGTGATGCCGTTAGGTAACCGCAACGTGCAGACCGTGCTGGCAGAGGAAATGGCAGATGCAGCCCAGAGCGCAATGCTTGCCGCCACCGGCTTTGATGCCGATCTGTTGCTGAAGACCCTGGAGCTGACAGACGGTATGGATATGCCGGACCAGTCACGGGCGCGTCTGCATAAAGCGATTGGCGCTGTCCTGAGTGAAAGAAATCCGGCGTCTGCCCTTAATCATCTCAACCATGCGTTACAGCTCGATCCCCGCTGTGGCGTGAAAAAAGACAAACAGCAGCTGGAGCGCAGACTGCGCAATGACAGCCGCTGACAGAACGTGCCCCCGCGCACGGGCGGCACGGGGTGGCGAAAGGCACTGCCACATCAAAACCCCGTCCACCGCCCTCTATTTCAGGAGAAAGCAGCATGAAGTTTGTTGCGCCAGAACAGGCACCGGAACAGGCGGAAATCATCAGGAATACGCCGTTCTGGCCTGATGTGGACCTGTCGGAGTTTCGCAGTGTGATGCGCACTGACGGCACGGTGACGCAGCCGCGTTTAAAACAGGTTGCCCTGTCGGCAATTTCGGAGGTCAACGCAGAGCTGTATGAGTTTCGCAGACGCCAGCAGATGCTGGGGTATGCCTCGCTGGCAGAAGTCCCGGCGGAACAACTGGACGGCAAAAGCGAGCGCATTCAGCACTATTTCAACGCGGTTTACTGCTGGGCACGCGCCATGCTCAACGAACGTTACCAGGACTATGACGCCACGGCATCCGGTGCGAAGCGAGGCGAGGAACTGGCGGAAGCAAGCGGTGATTTATGGCGTGACGCCCGCTGGGCCATCAGCCGGGTGCAGGATGCGCCGCACTGCACAGTGGAGCTTATCTGATGAAAGTGCGCGCGCATCAGTATGACACGGTGGACGCACTTTGCTGGCGTCATTACGGGCGCACGCAGGGTGTCACGGAGCAGGTACTGAAGGCAAATCCGGGGCTTGCCGAATACGGCCCCTTTTTACCTCACGGGCTGCAGGTGGAGCTGCCGGACATTCCGACAACCACCACCGTGCAGACCGTCCAGCTATGGGACTGAATTATGACGCTTGAGCGAATCAGCGCCTTTATCACGTATTGCATCGCCGTCGTGCTGGCCTGGCTGGGCGATTTGTCCATCAAGGATGCCTCAACGCTGGGCGGCCTGATGATCGGTGTGCTGATGCTGGCTATCAACTGGTACTACAAACACAAAGCCTACCAGCTTCTGCGCGACGGGCAGATCTCGCGGGAGGACTATGAATCCATCAATCGTTAAACGCTGCCTTGTCGGGGCCGTGCTGGCTATTGCTGCCACGCTGCCGGGGTTTCAGCAGCTTCACACCTCCGAGGAGGGACTGAAACTGATCGCTGATTATGAAGGCTGTCGTCTGCAGCCGTATCAGTGCAGCGCGGGTGTCTGGACCGACGGCATTGGTAATACGTCGGGCGTCATTCCCGGCAAAATTATTACGGAACGACAGGCAGCTGAAGGGCTGATCTCCAACGTGCTACGAGTGGAGCGGGCGTTGGAAAGGTGTGTGAAGCAACAGCCGCCGCAGAAGGTGTATGACGCTACGGTGTCGTTTGCCTTCAACGTGGGGACGGGCAATGCCTGTAGTTCCACGCTGGTGAAATTGCTCAATCAGCGGCGCTGGGCGGATGCATGCCGACAGTTGCCGCGCTGGGTTTATGTGAAAGGTGTTTTTAATCAGGGGCTGGATAACCGCCGTGCGCGGGAGATGGCCTGGTGTTTACAGGGAGCAAACTGAAATGAAAAAGAAATTAATCAGCGGACTGTTTCTGATGTTATGGATGGCGCTGTTAATCGCAGCAATGGTGTATCCGCAGGGGATTTTTCCGGTACTGGCAGCGTCCGGCGTTTGGGTAGCCTGTTTGCTGACATGGGCGGTAATTCCGGTAGCACTGGCTGCGTTAATTAAGAATGGCCCGCTCTGGCAGGAGTTAAGGGCATCTTTGCTGAAGACAATTACTCGAAAAGAAAACGTATTTACCAGTTGGGTGATGCGATTGCTGATTGTTGTAAGTCTCGCCTGGACGGGGTGGGCTATTACCCTGGTCTTTTATCTACTGACCGTTATTGCCTTCTGGATCACCCGTAATCAGATGGCGCAACAGGTAGCAGCATGAACCGGTTGCTGCTGGTTGTGCTGACGTTATTACTGGCGGCGCTGGGCTGGCAGACGTGGCGGCTGGCTGATGCCAGCCAGACCATCAGCACGCAGGCAGACGAGCTGCAGAGCAAAAGCCAGGCACTGGCAAAGAGCAATAGCCAGCTTATCAGCCTGTCCATTCTGACTGAAACCAATAACCGGGAGCAGGCGCGGCTCTATGCCGAAGCAGAACAGACCAGCACGCTGCTGAGACAACGACAACACCGGATCGAGGAACTGAAACGTGAGAACGAGGATTTACGCCGCTGGGCTGATACTCCTTTGCCTGCTGACATTATCCGGCTGCGGAAACGTCCGGCACTCACCGGAGGTATGGCTTACCGTCAGTGGTTGTCCGCGAGTGACGCCGTGTCGGCTGGATCAGGCAACGCCGCGCACTAACGGTGATCTGAACGCGTTGCTGGATGAAACGGAGGCCGCCTGGGCGGTCTGTGCAGACAAAGTGGACATGATTATTGCGTGTCAGGAGCGAAACAGTGAACAAACCACAATCCCTGCGCCACGCCCTCAATAAAGCGGTGCCTTATGTCCGCAATAACCCGGACAAACTGCATCTGTTTGTGGATAACGGTTCGCTGGTTGCCACGGGGGCCAGCTCCATGTCGTGGGAGTACCGTTACACACTGAACGCGGTGATTGAGGATTTCAGCGGCGACCAGAATCTGCTGATGGCCCCGGTTTTGCTGTGGCTGAGGGATAACCAGCCCGATGCCATCAATAACCCGGCGTTACGGGAAAAGCTATTCACCTTTGAGGTGGATATTCTGCGCAACGATGTCTGTGATATCAGCCTGAACCTGCAACTGACGGAACGTGTGCTGGTCAGCACTGACGGCAGTGTGTCGAGCGTTGAAGCTATAGCGGAACCTGATGCACCTGAAGAAATGTGGACGGTGAAATGTGGCTGAACTGCAGAAGGTGGACGACTGGCTGAGTGCCTTGCTGGCGAATCTGGAACCAGCCTCGAGAAGCCGCATGATGCGCCAGCTGGCGCAGGAACTTCGCCGGACACAGCAGCAGAATATCAGGATGCAGCGCAACCCTGACGGCAGCAGCTATGAACCGCGACGGGTAACAGCACGCAGTAAAAAAGGCCGTATCAAACGTCAGATGTTTGCAAAGCTGCGCACCACAAAATACCTGAAAACTGCCGCCAGCGCCGACTCTGCCAGCGTGCAGTTTGAAGGTAAGGTACAGCGCATTGCCCGTGTTCACCATTACGGTCTGCGTGATCGCGTCAGTCGCAAAGGACCGGACGTACGGTATGCAGAGCGGCGTTTGTTGGGTATTAACAATGATATTGAGAACAACGTTAAGAATGTTTTTTATCAATGGTTAATTAATAACAATAAGCCGTAAAAATTTTAGATTAAAAATAAGTTATGAACGGGTGGCCTAGGAGGCCACCCGTTATTTATTCAAGGTGATTTGAAAGAGTAATTAATGGCTCAATCGGTTGGAACGCTTTTAAGGATGTTAATATGTTTTTAACTTCCTTTGATACGATAGATAACGGGTTGTCTGTTACAGATAAGTAGGTGGTTAAATCTTGACCTGAAACACGGATAACATGTGGTAATATCGCAGTTATAACTGGTGTCCAAAGGTCGATTAAATCATCCAGAGAGTTATTTTTAGATAGTGCTGTATCATATTTATATTTTATTTTCTTCTTGTTCAAAGGTTTATCTGTTAATTCTTCAAGTATTTCTCCGATGACGGATATTAAAAAGAATCGAGACTTTAAATTTTGGAGGAATAATAAGTTATCCTCATCTACTTTAATTTTATTCTCTTTTGCACGGATTTGAGATTTTACTTTTTCTATAGCTTTTGAAATAGTGTAAGCACATAAAATATGCTGGGCTTTCGAATCATGAAAGGCATTGTCATAGGCTGATTTTGTATCGAAAACGTAGTTTTTACCTCTATTGGCGCTAACATAATCCCCATGTAACGCTATCAGCGGTTGAGCAACAGACTCAATGCCAAATAAAGAACCAGTATTTTCGAAGCCGCGTTTCAGTGAATATGTATAACCAAGAGTGGAAAATTCTTCTGCCACCTGTTTTTGTTCTGTGCTGTTAGAGTAGTGATCCCAGGTTGTAATATGATTCTGAGTATTATTATACTGGACTATTTTTTTTACTTTGTCCGCATCATTACATTCAATAACCTTACAAAGGACTTTTAGGCCATCTAATTTTTGTATATCTTGAACTGAACCAATAGAACCAGTGGTTTGAGCTCCATTTATGATTGAAACTCCTTCCAACAACCCTTTTTCTTTGTTGAATTTTGTTGTTAGGATTGATACACCATTGTTAAAGACAAAGAAGTCTTTTGGGGATGTTTCTGCGGTATTCTTAATTGATGAGTTTATTTTTCTTCTCTTATTTAATCCCATGAACCCCCTATAATTAGCAGAAAATAATTCTGCTCCATAATTTTTGTATAAATAATTTAGCCAAGTGCCGTTTGCAAAGCCAACATGTGAAGTCCAGCCATCACCTTGTACAGAATTTATAAGTTCGCCATTGAACTTTATATTGTCAGTCACAACAATTTGTTGTGATAGCGCAATATACAATTTTTCAAGACTATTAACACCAAGTTCTCTGTAAGTTACCTCAATTTCTTTGTCTGCAAATCTACCTGCTAGATAGTCACGACAAGTTTCAAGCTCAGTTTTAACCTGCTCAGATTCGGCACAATTATGGATATATAATAATTCAACAGCTTCAATTTCGTTATCATCAATTAATTTTCTAACCTCAGAAATTTTTGCTCTTAATTTTGCATTTGGAGACTCTCCTGAGCCTGCCATAATCCACGCTAAAGCAGTGTTTAAGTCAGAAGCTTTATTTGCAGGCGCAACTATTTTAAGTGCTTGCTGATTGCAATAGTAACCCTGAGCAATAAATAACGTTGAATTAATTACGGTAATGAAGTCTATTTTCTTATCGTTTCCACCATCAGTAAGTCCATCAGATGCTAGCTTATCAAAATCGGATTCATCTAAGTAAAGACCTAATGACCATAAAAGATGTGCGTTACTAGTCCCGTACTTTTCTAACAGGGAAGTTTTATTTTGCAGTTGTCTTAAGTGTTCCATTTACCAAGCTTCTTTTTTGTTAATGAGATAACTCTCAATAATTTATAGATAGTAGTCGTTTTTTGCCAGTTGTTTGTGACAGCCGTGATACAACTATCAAAGCTACTTCTCAATTTTGAGATATAGCAGTCTATTTTCATGAACACACAACTAACCGAAATCATGCGCCTTATCACCAACCTGATCCGCACTGGGGTAGTCACCGAAGTGGACCGGGAAAACTGGCTTTGTCGGGTGAAAACAGGCGACTTAGAAACCAACTGGATCAGCTGGCTGACCCTGCGTGCCGGGAATGCCCGGACATGGTGGCGACCATCGGAAGGTGAGCAGGTGGTGCTGCTGAGTCTGGGCGGCAATCTGGAGACCGCCTTTGCGCTGCCCGCTGTCTATTCGAATCAGTTCGCACCACCGTCGACGTCGGCGGACGCCTGCGTGACAGAACATCCTGACGGTGGCTGGTTTGAATACGAACCCGCCACCGGGCGCTGGTATGTCAGGGGCATCAAATCCATGGTTATTGAGGCTGCCGACAATATCACCCTGAAAACCAGTGAGTTTGTGCTGGAGGCTGACCGCACGCGTATTAATAGTGAAGTAGTGATCAATGGCGGCGTTACCCAGGGCGGCGGTGCGATGAGTTCTAACGGGATCGTGGTTGATGCGCATCAGCATACTGGCGTCCTGAAAGGCGGCGATACAACCGGAGGCCCGGTATGACGCTTTATAGCGGGATGAACAATACCAGCGGTAAAGCCATTACTGATATTGACCATCTGCGCCAGTCGGTGCGGGACATTCTGCTGACACCGCAGGGTAGCCGCATTGCTCGCCGGGAATATGGTTCCCTGCTGTCGGCACTGATAGATCAGCCACAAAATCCGGCATTACGCCTGCAGGTCATGTCGGCAGTGTATGTGGCGCTGAGTCGCTGGGAGCCACGGCTGATGCTGGATTCCATCACCATCAACAGCAATTTTGACGGTTCAATGATGGTGGAGCTGACCGGGCGGCGGAATAACGGTGTACCTGTGTCCCTTTCCGTATCAACAGGAGCAGAGAATGGCAGTGATTGACCTTTCGCAGTTGCCTGCACCGCAGATTGTGGATGTGCCGGACTTTGAGACGCTGCTTGCCGAACGCAAGGCAGAATTTGTGGCGCTTCATCCGAAAGATGAGCAGGAAGCAGTGATCCGCACGCTGGAACTGGAATCTGAACCCGTCACCAAATTGTTGCAGGAGAACGCTTATCGTGAGTTGCTTCTGCGCCAGCGCATTAACGAAGCCGCGCAGGCGGTGATGGCGGCTTATGCCATAGGGAGCGATCTGGACCAGCTCGCTGCCAATTACAACGTGAAACGCCTGACGGTGACGCCTGCTGATAATGACGCTGTGCCGCCCGTTGCGGCAGTGATGGAAAGTGATGAAGCGTTACGCCTGCGTGTGCCTGCAGCCTTTGAAGGGCTTTCAGTTGCGGGGCCAACTGCAGCTTATGAATTTCATGCCCGAAGCGCCGACGGTCGGGTGGCGGATGCCAGTGCAACCAGCCCGGCACCTGCAGAGGTGGTGCTGACTGTCCTTAGCCGCGAAGGCGACGGAACAGCAGAAAAAGACCTGCTGGATGTGGTGGAGAAAGCCCTGAACAGTGAGAACGTCCGCCCGGTGGCTGACCGTCTTACGGTTCGCAGCGCAGAAATCATCCCGTACCGCGTGGAAGCCACCATTTTTCTCTATCCGGGGCCCGAAGCAGAGCCGGTAATGGCAGCGGCAAAAGCCAGCCTGCAGAAGTACATCGCCAGTCAGACGCGGCTTGGTCGGGATATTCGCCGTAGTGCCATTTTTGCCGCGCTGCATGTTGAGGGGGTTCAACGTGTGGAGCTGGCTTCACCGCTGGCTGATGTGGTCCTGAACAAAACACAGGCCGCATCATGTACGCAGTGGAGCGTAACCAACGGAGGAACGGATGAATAGTCTGCTGCCACCGGGTTCAACTTCACTGGAGCGCCGACTGGCGCAGACCTGTAGCGGGATTTCTGATCTGCAGGTGCCGCTGCGTGACTTGTGGAATCCGGCAACCTGTCCGGTCAGTTTCCTACCTTATCTCGCCTGGGCGTTCTCTGTGGATCGCTGGGATGAGGGCTGGACAGAAAGCGTCAAGCGCCAGGTGGTGAAGGATGCTTTTTATATTCATCAGCATAAAGGGACCACCAGTGCCGTGCGGCGGGTGGTGGAGCCGTTCGGCTTTCTGATCCGCATTATTGAGTGGTGGCAGACCGGAGAGACACCGGGCACGTTTCGTCTGGATATCGGCGTGCAGGACCAGGGCATCACTGAAGATACCTATCTGGAACTTGAGCGACTGATAAGCGATGCCAAACCATGTAGCCGTCACATGATCGGCATGTCCATCAACCTGCAGACCAGCGGCCCGCATTGGGTGGGAGCCGCCAGCTATCTTGGCGAAGAAATCACGATCTATCCGTATATCAACGAAACAATTATTTCCGGCGGCACCGCGCATGAAGGCGGGGCGGTCCATGTTATTGACACAATGAGAGTGAATCCATGAGCACAAAATTTTATACCCTGCTGACGGATATTGGCGCGGCGAAACTTGCCAGCGCCGCCGCGCTCGGTGTGCCTTTAAAAATTACCCATATGGCGGTCGGCGATGGCGGCGGAACATTGCCAACGCCGGACGCCAAGCAGACAGCATTGGTAAATGAGAAACGCCGGGCTGCGCTGAATATGCTCTATATCGACCCGCAGAACAGCAGCCAGATTATTGCTGAACAGGTGATCCCTGAAAACGAGGGCGGTTGGTGGATACGTGAAGTGGGCCTGTTTGATGAGTCCGGGGCATTGATTGCCGTGGGAAACTGCCCGGAAAGCTATAAGCCGCAACTGGCTGAAGGCAGCGGACGTACCCAGACCGTGCGCATGGTGCTGATAACCAGCAGCACGGACAATATCACCCTGAAAATCGACCCTGCCGTCGTGCTGGCAACCCGCAAGTATGTGGATGATAAGGTACTGGAGCTGAAGGTGTACGTGGATGACCTGATGGCAAAACATCTTGCCGCACCGGACCCGCATTCACAGTATGCACCCAAAGAAAGTCCGACGTTTACCGGGACACCCAAAGCGCCAACGCCAGCAGCAGGGAATAACACCACGCAGATTGCGACCACCGCGTTTGTTCAGGCGGCTCTGACGGCTCTTATTAATGGTGCGCCAGCCACCCTGGACACGCTGAAAGAAATAGCCGCAGCCATTAACAATGATCCGAAATTCAGTACCACCATTAACAATGCACTGGCACAAAAAGCGCCGCTGTCGAGTCCGGCACTCACCGGAACGCCAACAGCTCCCACGGCGGCGCAGTCGGTCAACAATACACAGATTGCCACTACCGCTTTTGTGAAATCGGCAATTGCAGCAATGGTGGGTTCTGCACCTGCGGCACTGGATACGCTGAACGAACTGGCAGCGGCGCTGGGGAATGATCCGAACTTTGCCACGACAATAACTAACTCCCTTGCGGGGAAGCAGCCAAAGGATGCTACTTTAACGGCGTTGGCAGGGCTTTCTACATCAAAAGATAAACTCCCTTATTTTACAGGGGAAGATCGAGCTGCCTTAACTGCACTGACAAGTGTTGGGCGTACCATTCTTAGCAGGCCCAGCGCACAGGGCGTTCTTGATTATCTTGGTTTAGGGGATGGCTCTGCATTACCTGTTGGTGTCCCTGTTCCGTGGCCTTCTGCCACTCCACCGACAGGCTGGCTGAAATGCAACGGAGCGGCTTTTTCGGCTGAAGAATATCCCAAACTGGCAAAGGTTTATCCGACAAATAAATTGCCTGATTTACGTGGTGAGTTTATTCGTGGCTGGGATGATGGGCGTGGTATTGATGCTGGGCGTGCTTTATTGAGCCTTCAGGCTGGAATGCTGGAAAAACACCGCCATATGGTTGTAGCCAACGATGGGTATGATTCAAAAGAGGAATGGGAACTGGCGGCAATCTTCAGAAAAGCATATACGCAAGGCCGGGGGCTTGATGCTGCCGATGCCGGAGGGACTCTGATTCCATCACCAACGCTACATACACGAGGGAGTATTGGTAACACAGGTGGGAGCGAAACCCGTCCACGAAATATTGCATTTAACTATATCGTGAGAGCTGCGTAATGGATAAAGCCGTATTAAATAGCGAACTTATTGCCACGAAGGCGGGGAATATTACCGTCTATAACTATGATGGTGAAACACGGGAATATATTTCTGAATCAACTGAATATCTTGCTGTTGGCGTCGGTATTCCCGCACATTCGTGTTTAGATGCTCCTGGTTCATATAAGTCAGGTTATGTGTCCTGTCGAACTCTGGATTTGAGATCATGGGAATATGTGCCAGACCATCGCGGTGAAATCGTCTATAACACCGAAACGGGGGACTCAAAAGAAATCACAGTGCCGGGAGATTACCCTGAAAAGACAACCACTATTGCTCCGTTAACACCATACGATAAGTGGGATGGTGAGAAATGGGTGACGGATACCAAAGCGCAACATAACGCAGCAGTGGAAGGGGCTGAACTGCAACGCCAGTCACTGATTGATGATGCCATGTCTTCCATTGTTCTGATTCAACTAAAATTGCAGGCGGGAAGAAAATTAACTGCGGAAGAAACAGTAAAGCTCGATTCCGTTCTTGACTATATCGACGTGGTAGCAGCAATAGATATCAGCACAGCCCCTGATATTAACTGGCCCAAACTACCAGAAATTTAAATTCCTGCCCCGCGCCTGCGGGGATTTTTTCGCCCCGTCGTTGTGCCATTTTCCATACAAAACCCATCGCGTGCACCCTGCGTGTATCAACCAGAACATAGGCAGACCCCCTCTACAACCGGAGAGACTGCCTTATGGCTCAGGATTACCACCACGGGGTGCGCGTTGTTGAAGTCAACGAAGGCACCCGATCCATTACCACGGTGAGCACCGCCATCGTGGGCATGGTCTGCACGGGCGATGATGCCGATGCAAAAATGTTTCCTCTTAATAAACCCGTACTGATCACTGATGTGCTGACTGCCAGCGGTAAAGCGGGTGAGTCCGGCACGTTGGCCCGTTCGCTGGATGCCATCGCTGACCAGGCAAAACCCGTGACCGTTGTTGTGCGTGTGCCGCAGGGTGAAACGGAAGACGAAACCACGACCAATATCATCGGCGCAGTGACTGCTGAAGGTAAAAAAACAGGTATGAAAGCCCTGTTATCTGCCCAGTCACAGCTCGGCGTTAAACCGCGCATTCTGGGTGTACCTGGTCACGACACCAAGGCGGTAGCTACTGAGTTGCTGAGCGTGGCGCAAAGCCTGCGTGGGTTTGCTTACCTGTCAGCGTATGGCTGCAAGACGATACAGGAGGCGATCACTTACCGTGAAAACTTCAGCCAGCGCGAAGGGATGCTGATCTGGCCTGACTTTACTGGCTGGGACACGGTGCTGAATGCCGAAGCAACGGCATATGCCACCGCCCGTGCGCTTGGTCTGCGCGCCAAAATTGACGAGCAGACCGGATGGCACAAAAGCCTGTCCAACGTGGGCGTGAACGGTGTCACCGGAATTTCTGCAGATGTGTTCTGGGATCTGCAGGACCCGGCAACCGATGCAGGTCTGCTGAACCAGAACGACGTCACCACGCTTGTGCGTAAAGACGGTTTCCGCTTCTGGGGTTCCCGCTGCCTGAGTGATGACCCGCTCTTTGCCTTCGAAAACTACACCCGCACGGCGCAGGTGCTGATGGACACGATGGCAGAAGCACACATGTGGGCGGTGGATAAACCGCTTAACCCGTCGCTGGCCCGCGACATTATCGAAGGTATCCGCGCCAAAATGCGCAGCCTGGTCAGTCAGGGCTATCTCATTGGTGGTGATTGCTGGCTGGATGAGTCGGTGAACGACAAAGACACGCTGAAAGCCGGAAAACTCACCATCGACTACGACTACACGCCAGTGCCGCCACTTGAAAACCTGATGCTGCGTCAGCGCATCACCGATCAGTACCTGGTGAATTTCGCCAGCCAGGTCAGCGCGTAAGGGGACAACATGGCTTTACCACGCAAATTAAAACACCTGAACCTGTTTAACGACGGGAACAACTGGCAGGGGATCGTTGAGTCGCTGACGCTGCCGAAATTTACCCGCAAATATGAGAAGTATCGCGGCGGCGGAATGCCGGGTGCGGTGGATGTGGATCTGGGGCTTGATGACAGTGCGCTGGACACAGAATTTTCCATTGGTGGTACTGAATTGCTGCTGTTTAAACAGATGGGTAAAGCCACGGTGGATGGCATCCAGCTGCGCTTTACCGGCTCTATTCAGCGTGACGATACCGGGGAAGTGCAGGCCGTGGAGCTTGTCGTGCGTGGACGTCACAAAGAAGTGGATTCCGGCGAGTGGAAGACGGGCGAAAGCAACACCACCAAAGTGACCAGTACCAACAGCTACGCGAAGCTGACCATCAATGGTGAGGTGCTCTATGAAGTGGACCTTATCAACATGGTGGAAATTGTGGACGGTGTGGACCTGATGGAAGCGCACCGCAACGCCCTCGGCCTCTGATATATCTGAACGGCGCGGGATACCGCGCCAGAACCCAATTGACAGGACAGCAAAATGAGCGATAAGCAGACTGAAAAGACCATTCAACTGGATACCCCCATCAAGCGCGGTAAAACAGAAATCACCGAAATTGTGCTGCGTAAACCGCAGTCCGGTGCGCTGCGCGGTACACGCCTGCAGGCCATTATGGATATGGATGTAAACGCGATGATGACCGTGATCCCCCGCATCTCCAGTCCGGCACTGACTGCACAGGAAATTGCAGAGATGGACCCGGCAGATCTCACTGCCATGTCGGTTGAGGTTGTCACTTTTTTATTGAAGAAGTCGGTGCTTGCCGGTTTACCGACAGCCTGACGGTTGACGATCTGGTGGCAGATATCGCCACCATTTTTCACTGGCCGCCATCCGTTACTGACGTTATGCCGCTGACCGAAGTGCTGGAATGGCGGTATAAAGCGATTCAGAGAAGCGGGGCCAACGATGAGTGATAACAACCTGCCTCTGCAGGTCATTCTTAATGCGGTTGACAAGCTCACCCGCCCATTTCGATCTGCGCAGGCCAGTTCAAGAGAACTGGCTGCTGCTGTCAAAAAATCCCGCGATGCAATAAAGCAGCTTGATCAGGCCGGGAGCAGTCTGGACAGCTTCCGAAAGCTGCAGGCAGAAAATCAGAAATTAGGCGACAGGCTGAACTATGCCCGCCAGCGTGCAAATTTGCTCAGTCAGGAACTGGGAGCGATGGGGCCGCCTTCGCAACGTCAGGTTGTTGCTCTGGGCCGTCAACGGCTGGCTGTTCAGCGCCTGGAAGAACGCCAGAAAAAGCTGCAGCGGCAGACGGCGCTTGTGCGTGCTGAACTGTACCGGGCGGGAATTTCTGCGAAAGACGATGCGGGAGCAACTGCCCGTTTAGCCCGTGAAACATCACGTTATAACCAGGAACTTTCGAAACAGGAGGCGCGGCTGAAGCGACTGGGGGAAGCTCAGCGCAGGATGAATGCAGCGCGTGCCAGTTATGCCCGTTCGCTGGAGGTGCGTGATCGTATTGCAGGTGCCGGAGCCACCACCACGGCTGCAGGGCTGGCAATGGGTGCACCAGTGATGGCGGCAGTAAAAAGCTATACCAGCATGGAAGATGCCATGAAAGGTGTGGCAAAGCAGGTCAATGGTCTGCGTGACGATAATGGCAACCGCACTGCACGTTTTTATGAAATGCAGGATGCCATCAAGGCTGCCAGCGAACAGTTGCCGATGGAAAACGGTGCGGTGGACTTCGCTGCACTGGTTGAAGGTGGTGCGCGCATGAACGTCGCAAACCCTGACGACAGCTGGGAAGATCAGAAACGTGACCTGCTGGCCTTCGCCAGTACGGCAGCAAAGGCGGCAACAGCCTTTGAGCTGCCAGCGGATGAACTGTCAGAAAGTCTGGGGAAAATCGCCCAGCTCTACAAAATCCCCACCCGCAATATTGAACAGCTCGGTGATGCGCTGAACTATCTGGATGATAACGCCATGTCGAAAGGGGCAGACATCATTGATGTGATGCAACGTCTGGGCGGTGTGGCTGACCGTCTGGATTATCGTAAAGCGGCGGCGCTGGGTTCCACCTTCCTGACACTGGGCGCTGCGCCAGAGGTTGCAGCCAGTGCAGCAAACGCGATGGTGCGTGAATTGTCCATTGCCACCATGCAAAGCAAGAGTTTCTTTGAAGGGATGAATCTGCTGAAACTCAATCCTGAAGTGATTGAAAAGCAGATGACGAAGGATGCGATGGGAACCATCCAGCGCGTGCTGGAGAAGGTAAACGCGCTGCCGCAGGACAAGCGCCTGTCTGCCATGACTATGTTGTTTGGTAAAGAGTTTGGCGATGACGCGGCGAAACTGGCAAACAACCTGCCGGAACTGCAGCGTCAGTTAAAACTGACAGCGGGCAATGATGCGCTTGGCTCCATGCAGAAAGAATCCGACATTAACAAGGATTCACTTTCTGCTCAGTGGTTGCTGGTCAAAACCGGAGCGCAGAACACCTTCAGCAGCCTGGGCGAAACGCTGCGCCAGCCGCTGATGGATATTCTGTACACGGTGAAAAGCGTCACGGGGGCGTTGCGCCGCTGGGTGGAAGCTAACCCGGAACTGACGGGCACACTGATGAAAGTAGCAGCGGTTGTGGCTGCTGTGACAGTGGGCCTCGGCACCTTAGCGGTGGCGCTGGCTGCAGTGCTGGGGCCGCTGGCAGTCATCCGTCTGGGATTCTCTGTGCTGGGTATCAAAACGTTACCTTCCGTTACGGCAGCAGTAACTCGAACCAGCAACGCGTTGTCCTGGCTGGCTGGTGCACCACTGGCACTGCTGCGACGCGGGCTTGCTTCATCGGGCAATGCTGCGGGTTTACTTACTGCGCCGTTGTCGTCTTTGCGCCGCACGGCATCACTGACGGGAAATGTCCTGAAAACTGTAGCAGGTGCGCCGGTTGCACTTTTGCGGTCTGGATTATCCGGTTTACGTGCTGTTGCTGTGATGTTTATGAATCCTCTGGCGGTACTGCGCGGTGGACTGGCCGCCGCAGGCACGGTGCTGCGAGTACTGGCATCTGGTCCACTGGCGATGCTGCGCGTTGCCCTGTATGCCATATCTGGTCTGTTAGGTGCTCTGCTCAGTCCGATAGGTCTTGTGGTTACTGCACTGGCGGGCGTGGCGCTGGTTGTCTGGAAATACTGGCAACCTATCACCGCATTTCTCGGTGGCGTGGTGGAAGGATTCAAAGCGGCGGCAGGTCCCATCAGTGCAGCGTTCGAACCGCTTAAGCCCGTGTTCCAGTGGATTGGCGACAAAGTGCAGGCGCTGTGGGGCTGGTTTACTGATCTGCTGACGCCCGTTAAGTCGACCTCTGCCGAACTGCAGAGCGCAGCGGCAATGGGGCGGCGATTCGGGGAGGCACTGGCGGAAGGGCTGAATATGGTCATGCATCCGCTGGACTCCCTGAAATCCGGCGTTTCCTGGTTGCTGGAGAAGCTCGGCATTGTCAGTAAAGAGGCCGCAAAGGCAAAACTGCCGGAAAGCGTGACGCGTCAGCAACCTGCGACGGTGAATGCAGACGGTAAAGTGATGATGCCATCGGGTGGTTTTCCATCATGGGGATATGGCTTTGCGGGGATGTATGACAGCGGCGGGTATATCCCGCGCGGGCAGTTTGGCATCGTCGGTGAAAACGGGCCGGAAATTGTTAACGGCCCGGCAAATGTGACCAGCCGGAGAAATACCGCTGCACTGGCTGCCGTTGTTGCCGGAATGATGGGCGTTGCTGCCGCGCCAGCAGAGCTTCCACCGTTGCACCCCTTGGCACTTCCCGCGAAAGGTGGAGAAGCAATTGTGAGTCGCGCAGCCACTGTGCCACTCGTTCAACGGATTGAGGCACCGACGCAGATCATCATTCAGACGCAGCCAGGACAAAGTGCGCAGGATATTGCGCGGGAGGTGGCACGCCAGCTTGATGAACGTGAACGCAGGCTGAAGGCAAAAGCCAGGAGTAACTACAGCGATCAGGGGGGATACGACGCATGATGATGGTGCTGGGATTGTACGTGTTTATGCTGCGCACCGTTCCGTATCAGGAACTGCAGTATCAACGCAGCTGGCGACATGCGGCAAACAGTCGGGTAAACCGACGTCCGTCCACGCAGTTTCTGGGACCGGAAAACGACATGCTGACGCTTTCCGGTGTTCTTATGCCGGAAATAACAGGCGGCAGGCTGTCGTTGCTGGCACTGGAGCAGATGGCAGAACAGGGGAAAGCATGGCCCTTGATTGAAGGCAGCGGCACGATTTACGGCATGTATGTGATTGAGGGACTGAATCAGACTAAAACGGAGTTTTTCCGCGACGGTATGCCGCGCCGGATTGAGTTCACCCTGTCGCTCAAACGAGTGGATGAATCCCTGTCCGATATGTTCGGTGATCTCAGTGCGCAACTGAATAATCTGCAGGACACGGCAACGTCTGCCTTAAGCGATATCAGTAAAACGGTGGGAGGGCTGCTGTCGTGAATTTCAGCTCTGAACTGCTTAACAAAGGCAACAAAACTCCCGCATTCAGCATCAGTATTGAGGGCAGGGATATCACCACTGTGCTGGATAACCGCCTGATGAGTTTGACGCTGACGGATAACCGGGGCTTTGAAGCGGACCAGCTTGATCTGGAGCTGGATGACGCTGACGGAAAAATCGTGCTGCCGCGCCGTGGTGCGGTTATTACGCTGGCGCTGGGCTGGAAGGGGCAGCCGCTTTTCCCGAAAGGGGCATTCACAGTGGACGAGATTGAACACACTGGCGCACCGGACCGCCTGACTATCCGGGCGCGAAGTGCTGATTTTCGGGAAACGCTGAATACCCGCCGTGAAAAATCGTGGCATAAGACCACCGTCGGGGAAGTGGTGAAGGAAATAGCCGCGCGGCACAAGCTGAAGATGGCACTGGGTAAAGACCTGTCGGATAAGCCCGTGGAGCATATAGACCAGACTAATGAGAGTGACGGCAGTTTTCTGATGCGGCTGGCGCGACAGTACGGTGCCATCGCGTCGGTGAAAAATGGCAATCTGTTATTCATCCGGCAGGGGCAGGGCAAAAGCGCCACTGGTAAACCTCTGCCAGTGATCACTATCACACGCAAGGACGGCGACAGTCACCGATTTACCCTGGCAGATCGCGGAGCCTACACGGGCGTAATTGCCAGCTGGTTGCATACCCGCGAACCTGCGAAGAAAGAAAGCACCACGGTGAAGCGTAAGCGCAGAACTAAGAAGCAGAAGAAAGGGCCGGAAGCGAAGCAGGGCGATTACCTGGTGGGTACGGATGAAAACGTGCTGGTACTTAATCGCACTTATGCCAACCGGAGCAACGCTGAACGGGCAGCGAAAATGCAGTGGGAACGCCTGCAACGCGGCGTTGCGTCATTCTCGCTACAACTGGCGGAAGGGCGGGCAGATCTTTACACGGAAATGCCAGTGAAAGTTAGTGGCTTTAAACAACCGATAGATGATGCGGAATGGACCATTACGACTCTGACTCATACCGTCAGCCCGGATAATGGTTTTACGACCAGTATTGAACTCGAAGTGAAGATTGATGATCTTGAAATGGAATAAAGTGTTCTCAATATTGATATTTTGTGTATCATTACAATGATTCTGATAGCAAAGGTAGGGATCTGGATATGATGAATTGTCCAAAGTGTGGTCATGCGGCACACACAAGGAGCAGTTTTCAAGTAACTGAAAGCACCAAAGAGCGTTACTGCCAGTGCCAAAATATTAACTGCGGGAGCACTTTTGTTACCCATGAAACAGTGGTCCGGTTTATTGTGACACCCGCACTGATTGCTACTGCTCCTCCACATCCATTGCCAGGTGGTCAGGGGCATATGAATTTTTGAGAAAGAGAACCTGCTACGGCAGGTTTTTATTCATCTGGGATCTCACCCGTTTCAAGAAAATGTATAAAGCCAGGCTCATCTATGATGATTGTGCCTTTCATCCTGGCTGCCGATACTTTTGATGGGCCTGCATTGTAACCGCAACAGAGCATCTGAAGGCTTTGGGTTACAGAGGTTCTTACCGTTAATCCTTGTTCATTCGCCTTATCAACCAATCTTTCTTTATCTGCTTTCTTAAATCCGGTGAAACACACATCGAATGTATTTTTTTTCGGACCAGACTGCTTAGTGAGATGTGAGTAGTTTTCGGGGAGGAATGACGCGCATTCCTGAATGGCTTGTTCTGGTGAATCGTACTGTTTAAGAATGCGGTCTTTTCGGAAGGTTTTTATTCGATCGGTGTTCTTACAAATGCCCTGTATATGATTTTCGCTATAACTGATGCTCTGTATTGAGTGAACTCCGATACGACCATTTGCATTGATGTAAACAAAGTGAAGTTCTTCCATGTGAAACCTCTTTGCATGATTTCAAGATGGCGACAGGCAAGATGGACGCAAAAGTCTGTCGCCATTTTGCCGCCACTACCAAAGAAAAAGGGGCTACGCTTTTACGTAACCCCTTGATTTATTTGGTGGAGCTGGCGGGAGTTGAACCCGCGTCCGAAATTCCTACATCCTCGGTACTACATGCTTAGTCAGTCTTTACATTCGCTTGCCAGCTGCGGACGGACACGCCACTAACAAACTAGCCTGATTAAGTTTTAACGCTTCAACCCCAGGCAGGGCTTCCACGCGATCTCTTTTGGGTTTGACCTCTCTTGATCCCCGTCCTAAGAGCGGAGGCTAGGGAGAGAGGGCTCTAAGCAGGTTATTAAGCTGCTAAAGCGTAGTTTTCGTCGTTTGCGACTATTTTTTGCGGCTTTTTACGAGGCCAACCGCCCCTCGGCATGCACCTTGGGTTTCGCAAATCCCGTCGAATCCAGAATCAGCCCCAATGTGTAAAGGTAAGTATACCAGATTTATGAGCGCCATGACCAGCCTCAATGGCGTTATCGTTAAAGATTTAGCACCCATGTAGCCTGATTTTTATTCGATTAAGCAATGGGATGGCAACATTTGTGTCGGATGTGATAGCCAATAAGATGTTCATTCGCGCCGCCGGAGAGGGAGGCGCGGTGAGGAACTGGTCAATAATTGGAGTGCAGGTTTAACGGTGGGCGTTTTTCATGATACGTGCTTTATCCACCTGCCATTCGCGCTCTTTGATATCTGAACGTTTATCGTGCTGTTTCTTACCTTTGGCGACGCCGATTTTCACTTTGCACCAGGCATTTTTCCAGTACAGGGAGAGCGCCACTACGGTATAGCCTTCTCGATTGACGCGACCGTACAATGAGTCCAGTTCGCGCTGGTTGAGAAGTAACTTGCGGGTACGGGTAGGATCGCACACCACATGCGTGGAGGCCACGGCCATTGGCGTGATGTTAGCGCCAAACAGAAATGCCTCTCCGTCACGCAGAAGGACGTAGCTGTCGCTGATATTGGCTTTTCCTGCGCGCAGGGATTTAACTTCCCAGCCTTGCAGGGCAAGTCCCGCTTCGAACTCTTCTTCGATAAAGTATTCGTGACGGGCGCGCTTGTTAAGCGCGATGGTCGCTGAACCAGGTTTATGTGCTTTTTTCTTCGTCAT